CGCTTGCTGCTACGCTTGCTGCTACGCTTGCTGCTACGCTTGCTGCTACGCTTGCTGCTACGCTTGCTGCTACGCTTGCTGCTACGCTTGCTGCTACGCTTGCTGCTACGCTTGCTGCTACGCTTGCCGCCGTCTTTTCAAACACGAACCCTTCATATGCCTTGTTCGGCTGCTTTTCATACCTTTGCAATAATTCCATCTCATTTTGCAATTTACGGATGGCTTTGGTTTTGGTATTGATGGAAGCAATTTTTTCTTGCCATTTTGCTCTAAACTGTTTGGCCTCTTCGGACCAGCGTATTGTATCCTCTAACATATCAAACATATTCACAATATCCACGACCCGCCTTATGGGCGACGTAATATGCACATAACTCTGCAACCCAAGTAGCTCGTGTGGCATTTTGTATGCATATGTACGGTATTCTCCGGCAACGCTTTGTAAGATGCGGTTTAATTCAGGTTGAAGGATTTCAATCTTTAATTCTTTTTTTGTGGCGGAGCGGTAAATACCACATTTTTTGGCCTCTAGCATTTTGGCACATTCGTGGTTCATTTTTATCATACAATATTCCACTACATCGTGGCTAGATACAACTCTATCCACATAAGCATCATCATTATTTAATTCACGGACAGTTCTTAGTATCTCTTTATAATCCACTCGTTCTAATAACTCGGGTGAATTATAAATATAGTTCTTTTCGACACAGATAATCGTGGTTTTACATTTCACTGATTCGATCGATTGATATTTACTTAGTGTTAAATCCAATACAAAAGCAAGTCGGTCGGTTTTTTCTAATAAACTACACGCATTTTCCGAGAGAGCGACAGGTAGCATCGGAAGTTTTGTGTCTGGCAAATAGACTGTCGAAACACGGTCGGTTAAATAGGGCCATAACTGTAAATATTCTAACATCAATGGCACATTGGCGATATAAATACTGAGTAGAATTCGGTTATTCGGTAAATGCTTAATGCCAATTGCATCATCGATATCTTGACAACCGCGTGGATCGATGGAAATAATAGGCCAACTGCGGCGGTCTTCGATTGCCAAATTTTCACAATAAAGTGGAATGGGATCTAGTGTTTTTTCCCGTAAGACACGCAAACTGGCGGCATTTAATGTTTTCAAACTACTGTTCAGATCTTTACAGGTCATTTGATATGTAACATATGCTTCTTTATCGTCGACATCACCGAAGGTGTTGGTTGGCAAACCTATCGGATGCTTTTCTTGCCATTCTTTAATACGAAAACTGATATACTTATCTTTTTTTAGCTTGGTGAAGCCGATATGCTTTTCTTCATACGGTATTAAAAAGCAGGGGAGATGTTCGGCATCTGGCACGCATTTATAGAGTAACTTATTACCAGAACGGCCATACGTTTTTTGGCTACTAAGTAAGACACCGCATATTGTCTCTTTCTCTCGGTAAGGCGAATGCACGAGTTGACCTGAAGCATTAATTTGATCTCCGTGGAAGAGTTTTTTGTCAAGGGGTGAGATTTTGTGTGCCTGCTCCGCTTGTGCCTGCTCCGCTTGTGCCTGCTCCGCTTGTGCCTGCTCCGCTTGTGCCTGCACCGCTTGTGCCTGCTCCGCTTGTGCCTGCTCCACCGCTTGAAAAGTCCATTCTGTATAATCTCGATTGGCTACGCACAAAGTAAACATAATAAGGTTACACTTAATATGTTTCACTATATTTATTTCAATTTTCATAATTATTTTTTATATGTTTTACTACGGTTGCTATACTTTTTATGCTTATGCGTTTTGCTTCGCTTATGCTTGCTTCGCTTATGCTTGCTTCGCTTATGCTTGCTTCGCTTATGCTTGCTTTGCTTATGCTTGCTTTGCTTATGCGTTTTGCTTTGCTTATGATTGCTTCGCTTATTCTTACGCTTGCGTGTTTTCCGTCCACCTGCTGACATTTCCATATCCAATGAATAATCTGGCGAGGAATACTGGGGTGCATTACCTTGTGTTACTAGTCCCGGTGAGCCTGGTGGTGTCATATCTGCATAAGGATTCCGGTATATATACGTTGGATGAAACCGTGGCGGAATATTGATTGGCGGTGTTATTTCTCTTTCTTCATGGTTTACATAATCTTCCCATTCTTCATCGCCAGGTTCTCTCGATCGCGGATAAGAAGGCGGAGGTGAGTATGGCTTTGGATTAATGTATTTTTTGATATAATGTTTAAATTGATGTATATCGTCGGCGGAATTAATTTTGGATACGAAGCCTTCTAAAAATCGTTTTTTATCTTTTACGCCTCGTCTTGCCAGCATAGCCGTGCCAACAATGCGCGCGCGTTCCAACATAGACAGCTTGTGTAATGCAGCTTCGCCTGGAAACGGATCAGCCTCGGGCGAGTAAGGCACACGGTCTAAACCATCACTTATTAGTTGTATTCTACTAAACTGATATTTTTTATAATAGGGCCATTTTAACTTCTCTTCTTCAAACTCTGCCTCGGCTTTCACCTTTTTTTCATTCAGCGCATTTAATTCCTCCGGTGTTTTTGCCTTTTTTTCTTTGGCTGCTGCCTCTTTGTATTCTTTCCGTTTTTGCTTTAAGACAACGCGTATCTTTTCTACTTCTTTCAAATAATTTTTCGCGATTGGTTTAGCATATGCTGAACGATGTGTTCTTCTCCCTTGCGTTCTTGGCATATATAGTATAGTAATAAAATCCTGTAAACCTTTCACAACCTTTTGGCTCAACATTTGCCGTAGAACAAGTTCAAAAGGTTGTTGTTAGCACGCCTTATCTATCAAAACCGCCTTCGCAATTTTCTTCATTATTTTATTCTCACTATCGACAAACTCCTCTTTACCTCCCATCGCCTGTCCCATCATCTTGACATAGATATCATTAAGATGATGCTGGTTATTCATACAGGCTGGATACTTCTGGCTCCACGGCATCAATAACGCACTATTTTTATAGGTGACCCTTTTAATGGCCTTTCGTAATTTGTCATACGTGCTATTTTCCTTCTCCCAGACATTGTCATCCTTCACATACATAATCTCTCGTTTGGCGTCACTACAATGAATCGGCCGTTTGTAAATATCTAATTCATTCAGTTTTCGAATCATTATATTACTGATGCCTTCCACATAACCGAGCTTCCCGACATCTTCAAGATCCGAGAGTTCTAAAGTCATCGAATTGACAAAATCCATCATATTCATTGCATCTTTGCATTTTTCATTTAAAAAAACCTGCAAATTGAATGTTTTGTTATTCGAATTTACAGTGCTATTACTAATACTCGTCGTCTTACAGACTTCCATCATTTGTTTTTGCAAATCGGTATTGCTTTTTACCAAATCCAATATAATATTCTTGAAATCTTTGTGTTCATTGATGAGTAAGTTAATCATATCATTGCCGTTTTTATTATATATATTTTCGACAGGTTCTTTGACACATTTTTGCTTGTGATACCATAATCCATTCCTATTTTTATACGTCTTGTTGCAATTTTTACATACGTATGCATTTTTAGTAGTTTTGGTATGTTCGGATTCAATAGTATTCACCGGATGTTCATAAATTAGGGATTTATGCTTTTTCGTATTAATGTGCTTTTTAAAATTCGAACTGTCACTGCATTTATAGTTACAACTATCACAATATATTTCGGTTTTACCAACCTTAGTAGTTTTAGTAGTTTTTTGTTCAAGAATGTTCATATATTTCTTAATATAATCTATTATTTTAAATCGTTTTTCGAAAAAATAGAAAAAAGTGATGGTAACAACATTTTTTAGGTCGGATCGAAAATGAGAGCATAATGGTCACACTACCGAAAAATGGCCTTTTTTCTAGAGGGTCGGGCGGCCCTTTTGGTTTTTGGACATTCCAAAAATGTCCAAAATCGAGTTCTGAACGTCAAACCTGAAAAAGTGAATTTTTGATAAACTAGTTTAATAATTAAGATAGTTTATTATTGTTGAGTCTGGCACGGTAATTCGTAATAATCCGGTTCACATTCATATTGTTTTAGCAGGGGAAAAAGGAAGGGCGGATGCGTGAAAGAAGTATAATCTTCGAAAATTTGTTCGCCGGTGGCAATATCTTGGATGGCGTAGCAATGACCAGTTGAGAGATCAGTTTTGCAATTCGGTGCATCCGCGTGATTTACATATTGCCCATCATCTATGATTAGACAGAGTTTATCACCCCTACCAAAACTCGAATCTAAGAACCTTTGCTGTTCGTTCAGTGTCGCTAAGCTTTGCAAATGGTCTATACTTTGTTGTGCATCATATTCACTTACATTCTCATTTAATTTATAGCTCCATATGCAAGTGCCTAATGGAACATCTTCTAATACAAATATTCCTTTGCCATAATTCTCGGTCTCTCGAATTTCATAATTAATATTCATATGTGAGTAATAATTATAATTCTAGTTCTGTTTAAACTTATTTATTTTAGTGTTTAACATGTCTTATCTATCAAGACAGCCTTGGCAATTTTCTTCATAATTTTATTCTCGCTATCCACAAATTCTTCTTTACCACCCATTGCCTGACCCATCATCTGCACATAGACGTCATTGAGTTGATTTTGGTTATTCATACAGGACGGATACTTTTGACTCCACGGAACCAAGAGTGCGCTGTTTTTATAAGTGACTTGTTTAATGGCTTTGCGGAGGCGGTCGTTGGTACTACTTTCCTTCTCCCAGACATTGTCATCTTTCACATACATAATCTCTCGTTTCCCATCACTGCAATGAATGGGTCGCTTGTAAATATCCAACGCATTCAGGTTCCGGATTACTATATTACTGATGCCTTCCACATAGCCAAGCTTGCCCACATCCTCGAGGTCCGAGAGTTCGAGCGACATTGAATTCACAAAATCCTTAATGTTCATCGCATCTTTGCATTGTTCATTCAGGAAAAATTGTAGATTGAATGTTTTGTTATAACTGTTGTTTGTATTGTGACTATTATTCATTGTAGTACTGTTTTTACAAACATCCATCACTTGTTTTTGCAAATCTGCATTACTTTTAACGACTTCTAAAATCAAATTGGTTAATATTTTTATTTCGCTTTCTGTTTTCTCTGTTGTTTTTTTTTCGTTACACCCTTTTTTATGATTATAAAGACTTTGTCGAAATACATATTTTTTATCACAATTCGGACAATTGTATGTTTTTAATTGAGGAATTTCTTTATTGTTTTGTAAGCCGTTGTAAGCTTTTGTATGTTTCTGTGTCAACAGATGCTTATTAAAATCCCCCTTTTTACTGCATATATAGTCACATAAATCGCAGCGAAAATTGTTGTTAGAATTTGGAGAGGAAATTGTAAGCATAAGTAAGTATATATTTGGCTTACAAAATATTCCTAAATCCTTTTTTTTCCAAATTCTTAAAAAAAGTGATGGTAACAACAAATTTCGACCCTTCCTAAGAATGAGAGCATAATGGTCACAAATTGAAAAATGAGATTTTTTTGCGCCAATTTATTGGGCCCTTTTGGTTTTTGGACATTCCAAAAATGTCCAAAATCGATTTCCGAACGTCAAACCTGAAAATGTGATTTTTTACATAAAATGATAAGTTATTTTCGTAGTTATTGTCATTAGTATTCCACCCCACAGGGTATCCAGTGCGACTGCTTGCATATTCCATTTGTCGATGATAGCATAATTTGTTGTTTCATAGACACCGTAAATGACCAGACCAAGGAGGAATGCATCTTTTAAAGATTTTTTCTGGTCAATAATGAAATAATTTAATCCAAAAATCAATAAAATATAGCAGAGAATAGCGCCAAGTAACTTGAACTTAATCTTCGTGCCTTGAATTGACCGCACTAAATTGTTGAAAAAACCGCTGAAAGCGGAGAGATAGATGAAATCTAAGAATAGCATGGCGAGGCCCGAAACAAGTATATTTTTAAGTTTCATTATGTATATAGTATTTATAAAATTTTTATACATTATAGAATTTATACATAATGTGATTTTGAACCGTGAATAAAGGGCGGAATGGTTGGGCCATCGTAGTTCACTGTAATTTCTGTATTTTTGGGAATAAGTTTGGTGGAAATAGCATAATAGTGACCATCGTTCAAACGAATGAGTTCCATATTATCTTTTTTGTTGGAATGATTTATAAGCATACCGAAGAAATGTGTGATGGTAAAGTTATTCCCATTCATTTTTATTGCGCATTCGATTATTTCTCTCGGTTGTATATCTTGAATGGCAAATAGACCATTCCCGTGAATTGGCGATGGCCTAATTTCATACTTTTGGACAGGCTTATAATTCAGTAGAATCGAGGCCGGATGGGTTTTCGATGCATCAACTACAAGAGATGGGATTGTAGTTCTCTTTATTGATTTATTGCCTCCTTTGTATATTTTCTTCTTCTTTTTATAGGTTTTATTAATTTTTGGCATATATATACTATATACTATATACTATATATAAATTTATAATGCTGTCGTTTCCAATACACTTGAAGGCAATAAGGCCATCTCTCCGTTAAATGCTTCGGGAAGCAATTGTGCTTCATTGGAGGTAAGCAAAGTGCTAGCGCTAGCGCTAGAAGTGGGCAAAGCATTGAGCAAATCGCTAACAGTAGCGCTAGCAGTAGCACTAGCACTAGCACTAGCAGTAGCACTAGCAGTAGCACTAGCAGTAGACAACGCCGTAGGCTGATTAACAATAACAGAAGGCTTACTAACTACAACGGTATTCACATTATTACGCTTGACATTCTGTGTTTGCAAGAGTTTCATTATCAATTGTGGTAGAATAGCAACAGTATTCATATAGGTCTTATATTTGAATGTGGAGAGACTGGCTTCTTTACCGAATTCAATACTATACCACCAATAGGCAGGTATGTATAAAATTTGCCCTTTCTTTAAAATCAAATCTAAACATTTAATCTTATCAAAATCAGCTTTGTATTGCGCCTGCACTTGCCAAGGATTCATTGGCGAGGTGAATTCGAAATTTTCATAGTCTTTTTGCTGATACAAGTATTTCGAACTCTTTGGTTGTGTTAATTTCACTTTAATTTCTCCTTCGGTCACTACTAAGTAATTACGATAATTCAGTTCATACTTGAATGGCGTCCGCGTTCCAGTGGATGCAAAGATATAATCATAATTACATTGTGAGACCATATAGGGGCGTAAAAATACATCATTATACTTGAAACTTTTGATGATACCCGTTTCTTCAAGAAAATCACTGTTGTTTTCTACAAGATATTTTTGGTCGGCATCTTCTCTCACCACGTTTAAAGCATTGCTAAATGCGAGCGGCACATATAAATTGTCTTCGTTATCTGCAGCGGATTGTTTCACATTGCGAATTTTGATATCAAATGCGCCATAGGTATCGAGGATCGCGGCACGCTGGCACGACTCGAATATACGCTCATTCTGAAAATTGAAAAGCACGGGTTGGCGTAGATCGCAAATTTCTTCGAGTTTATCTTTGGATGGATTATCGATTTCATAAATTTCTAAATCATCGCTGGTTTTTAATTGAAAATAGACGTGCAGGTAAAAAAAAAGGACAAAACAAAATATAAGAACAATATAAATAATATGCATAACTATTTTATTTCAATACTTCTTTTTTTGCGTTGATACGCGCGCAGTTAGATTATTGCGGCTGTTTGTGGTTGATAGTTTTTATTTCGGAGTTCCTCATCATTTAATTTTTCGACCATTGGTGCAAACAAGTCCCATAGAATAGAACGCCACGCTACATTGTCAGGCGTGTCACGTGAAACCATATAGTGTAAGTCAATTTCGTTGTTTTCTTCGTCGCCGTAAGGTTTAATGTCACTGATGATATGATACCTACCGACACGTGCAACGCCGATATCAAAATGGCCTAGCAGTAGTAACTTAAAAAGTGTTCGCCGATCATATGGATTTTTTTGCAAATACTGGTAGACGGCCATATCGATCTTCCACGTTTCTTTATTGGTTATGCCATAGATGCAGGCACAATCCAGTATCTGAAAATGGAAGGCTAATCGAAACTTGCCTAGGTCCATTTGAACTTGAATCGCGTCATAATCCTCTGGATTAACCATAAATTCTAAGCCTTCGTCGGTTTCATACATTGGCTCCAGAAAGACATGCTCTTTGTTTCGCATCATTTTCTAAGCTGGTTTGTGGTTTGTTTTCGTTATAAGAAAGCAAAAGGATTTCAATTTTATCTAAAATAAAAAAAATAGATATAAAAATAAACCTTTATTCTATACAATGCTTTGTAAAACGTGTATGAAAAAAATCAACTTGATTGAACAGACTACATGTAAATGTAATAAATGTAGTCAGTATTATTGCACGAAGCACCGGTTGATGGAAGCGCATTCGTGTGTGTGTGATTTAAAAGAGAAAAAAGCAGAAGAAGTTCAGAAATACATTGATGCGAATAAATGTGTGAATAGTAAACTGGTGAAGATATAATTTTTATTCTAGGTCTTCATCTGCGATCTTGGGTGCCAAATGGATTCTGACAAAACTCTCAGTATCATTATTGTCACCAAGAGCATACTTCATAACCATCGGCATCTCGCCACTAAAGCCGAGCTCCATCTCGGGCGCGAGTTTGTTGAATTGGCACATGTGTTGTATGTATCTTAAACTATAGGTTTGTGTTAACACTGTCGATTCCGGAATAGCATAAGCTGCAAGGTCTTCGGCATTGATTTTGGCTGTCATTTTTCCGTCGCTGCCCGATGATGTGAACTCAACGTCCCCTTCATTAAAGGTTATTTTCAAATTATCGTTAAACATTGTGAGTTGGTTCACGAGGGAATGGAACATCTTTGATTCCACATTCATATCCACAAGGGTATCGGAGTTGACGACATCCATCAACGTGCTTTCCATATCGATAAGCGGCAACTCATAATACTTGTTAAATTGACTGGTATCAGTGTTGCCATTTTCGAAGCTGATATGGATTTTATCGCTATTGGGCTGTATCTCGATCGATAATTCTTGCGAATCGTTCCAAGTGTTGATCACCTTGTTTAGCATCAGGATGTTGATTGCGATTTGGCCCATATCCGTCGTGGGGTCAAACTCATAGGTCTTAAACCATTTTTTTGAAAGTTTGCACTCAAACAATGCACAATGTGAGTCATCGAGGCACTGGATATACGCTTGGTCTTCTTTAAAATAGATAGACACATTATCGGTAAACGCTTTCAGGTTTGCAAATATAGCGGAGAATTGTTGGCATTTCTTAGCGTTCGCGAAGACGATCTTCATTTTCTTTAAGTGGGTTTACTTTATAATGAACCAATTAGTTTAAATCAATTTTTTGATAAATAAAAAAGATATAAATCTTTCTTTTTTTTCTTATAATTTATTTTTAACACACATACAAATTCTCAGCACGGCATACGAGCTTATGGTTTGGCCAATCTTCTGATTGACATTTCGTCGAGCAATAGCGAACAGATCTGCATCTAGAACATTTTTTCAAATTTTCGTGCGAATCCTCACATACTTCGCATTGAGGGGGGGTAGGCAGATTGTTCTTTTGCTTATCGGCATAGTTGCGCATCTCTTTCATCGCAGCCTTGTAGCCGTGCTTAAAACCAGCTCGCCATTCGTACGGGCAACCAGCGCAACCAAATGTTCTTTCGTCTTCGCTGTCACTTGAAGCTGCATCGCTAAGATCCGATTCCGAATCTTCTGATTCACTTGGTGTATAATCTTTGTCAAGGGGATCTTCCCCATCACCGTCTGCTTCTGCTTCATCTTCTTCGCTTGCCTCTTCTTCTGCTTCTTCTGCTTCATCTTCTTCTGGGTCGCTTGCCTCTGCTTCGCTTGCCTCTGCTTCGCTTGCCTCCGCTTCTTCATTTTCAGCATAGCTTACCTCTTCTTCTTCAACAACATACTCACCGTCTTTGGTATCCTCTAATTCCTCTTCGTCACATACACATTTTTCACAAACAGGCTGCTCCAAGCCATACACCGTACTGAAATAGAACACTGTTTCGCCCTTGAAATCACAAATGGCGCACGTGGTATTTTCACAATAATAATCATCGAAATCCTCTGAAATGAATTCGTCTTTACGATGCCAGTTGAAGACTGCCCAGTTCAAACAGGAAATCGAATTATAGGCAATCGTTTTACTGGTGGGCAAATGCTTACACAAAGCATTGACCTTCGCATCGTGATTCATATTCTTATGTTGCTTGAATAGCTGCTCAACCACCTCAAAGATATGCGACGCCATCGCATAAAACGTGCCTTGAACGACGGCATTTTGGGAATTATTAAACCTGCCGAGGTAGGCGGGCTTTTGTGTTTCCAAGGCATCACGAAACACACGATAGGGTTCAATGTCATTCTCGGCCGCCTTTTTCAGGGCCTTTTTATAATTTTTTATAAGCCACGTGGCTTCGGAACGGGTGATTTCATAGAGCTGACGACGGCTGGACGCAGATGAGGCTTGTTGAACTTGAGACATCTTCGTTAAGTTGGTTTAGGGTTATCTTCTTTTTTTGCAAAAAAAGGATTTCAATTTTTTGCAAAAAAGATTTTACAATCAGCTACACAGCAGTGGAATAAATATCATTATTAGAATTTTGATATTCAACATCAGAGATAACTGATTGTATCAAATTGAGTGAAATAGTCTCATCAATATTGTCTTGTATTTCTTCTAAAGTGGGTAACCGTTTTTTCTCTGTTTCAAACGAAGTAATAAATGATTCTATCTTTCCTTTGTTCTCATCTCTCAAATGATTCAGTTCAAGTATGGCTGTATCCACTACAGATTCATTTACACCGCTATTTGCAATAGCTTCAGATGGTGCTTTATATACCATTTTTGATACAGATTCTAAAGAATCGCAAATTTCTGGTTTAGTTAATTCATTAAAGATGCGTTGTTTATTAGTTAAAGGTAATACGCTACCCTTTGAATCATATTTAATCTCTCCACCGGAAAAGGTATCTTTGAATAAAGCAACAATATGATTCGGTATGCCTTGACTAGTTTCGATTAAACGGTCGAATTCTTCCTTGCAGGCTTTAATAAACGGCGTAACAGGGGTGCGTTCGGCAGGTGATTTGGATAATTCAACCTTAATATTCCGATTAAATTTGCCCCACGAAATTGAACTCACACGATGTGACTCATTTAATTCGCCAATTTTCAAGAATTGTTGAATTGTTGTCATAATACCAGCGATTAAACTTATGGTTCCAATAGTCATTGTATAGGCGCCGAGATATGAAGTTGGTATTTTGTCTTGAGCAAAATTGGCTGTGCCAGTGACTGTGCTCATAATGATAACTGGTATCGTAAACCAGCGATTTTTCTTGGAAAATTCTCTTGTCGTTTTTTCGTGTAACCATTTATAACAAGTGGCTTTATCAGCCCATTCAACTAGTATTTTTTCGTGTTGGGCCGACCAATCAACGATTGGCGCTGCCACTATTTTGGCATTGATTGTTTCTTTTTTTTCTTCTGCCATTTTTATATTATTATAGGTCAAAAAAATAATACCTAAAATTATATATAGATATAAAAAATGGAGAAAATAGACGCAACTGGTGATTTTAAAATTGTAAAACAACTTCGCAGCGATTTAAATACGATTTTCAGTGAAATTGATGAAAAACAAAAAATATTAAGCCATCTCTATGATGAGCTAGTTAAAACACATCAAGACAAAAAATATACACTAGGTATCGATTCTTTTCATTTTCAAAATAAGCTCATTCAATTGGAATACGACAATATGAAAAATGTCTTTAATATGATTGATAATTACGTTTATTGTGAATATTATAAATTGCATCGGTTGCTTTATGAATTTATCGGTAAGGAAATAAAAGATAAACATATTGTCGATAAATTACTTATTACACATAAGAAATACCCTATTTATAAAGATTTAGAACCGACAAAAATATATGATTTTAATATTACGATTGAAATAAACAATACCATACAGAATGCGATTCAAGAGTTGAAAGAATATCTAGATGTAAGGAAAAAAGATTTATCTGAAAAGAAGAAACGATCCGAAATTGGCATCAATATACATAGTATTTTACACGAAGAATCCTACAATAATATTATTTTGGAAGAGAGAATTCATATGTTTGAAAATCATTTGAATACTTTTATTTCACATCATTCGAAATATTTTAGTCGGTTGACGATTAAACTGAAATTGATGCTGGGTATTGTAAACGAAGATTTCCATTTGAAAAAAAAGAAATCTTTGGAAAGTAAGCGGAATATTACATCTCTATCTGATTTTAGTTCAGATACCTCGTCTGTTTCATCATCTTCGACAACATCTTCGGCGTGTACACCCAAAACATTAATGAATGATGTAGAAGAGATCAATATGCGTTTATTAGTAGGAGATATTGGTTCAAGTAAAGAAATACAAGATGAATTAAATACGATATTGGAACATATACCACAAAATGAAGTAAGCGATAGATGTTTGGAAGAGTAGTTGTATATCTTTATTTTAGTTGGAGGGACTGGCAATTGTATGTAGGTCTGATACTGTAAGAGTTACTTGAGGTGCAGGCGCATCCAACGGAATAGCCAACGGAATAGCCAATGGCATATCCAACGGCATAGCCAATGGCATATTCATAGTCATAGGCATAGAAACGGGTAGAGAAGTATGCGTCATTTGGTTTTGTAATTTCATCATAGCCAAGCTGGATTCCATTGCAAAACTCTGAACATTAGTTAAAGTTAACTGTAAATTCATAATGACTTCTTCCAACATTTGCACCTTTTCTTCTAAAGTACTAATTCGATCGTAACATTCGGCGTCACATTGTCCGGATTCTTGGCAGTCTGAAGCCATAGGTAGAAGACTAGTCATAGGTTGAGCGAAAGGTGTAGATGGAATAGATTGCTGAGATAGTTTACTATCAATTTTATTTAGGCGCTGTTCGTGCACTTTCAAAACTTGCATCACGTGCATAGGACCAGTAATTTGCATACTGTCTTCATCAAACATTCTGGGCGCGGCTTGTTGGCCTTTGGCGCCAGAAGGCATAGGGCAAGAGCCGGGCTTCAAGCTACTACAAGTGATATTCTGTTTTAGGCTGGGATCAGGCTTAGTTCGACGATTTTTAGCTGCTGCAATACTGGCGGCTCCACTCATTTGAATTATATTCTCTGAAAATATAATTTATCTCATTTATTTTCGCATTTCCATTTCTATTTTGATTATAATAATAGTTTAAATATAATTTTGCTAAATGATTATAATGGAAATTTCACAGAAAACCCATGAAGAATATCAATATTTAAATACAATTAGAACTATAATTGAGTGTGGTCATTTAGATGAAGGTCGAAACGGAAAAACCAAGAGTATTTTCGGTCAAATGATGCGCTTCTCTTTAAAAGATGGTAAAATTCCTATTTTGACAACAAAAAAAACCGCTTGGAAAACATGTCTAAAGGAGTTATTATGGTTTATTCGTGGCGAAACTGATAATAATATATTGCAAAAACAAAATGTGCATATTTGGGACGGGAATGCTTCTAAAGAGTTTATGGAATCTAGAAGTTTAGAACATTATCCGGAAGGAATATTGGGACCAATTTATGGATACCAGTGGCGACATTATAATGCACCTTATGATTTAAAAACGACTAAACCTATTGTAGGAGATAATAATGGAATAGATCAACTACAACAAATTATAGATATATTAAAAGATTCTACTCAAAGAACAAGTAGACGCCTTATTATGACCGCTTGGAATCCTTGTCAATTAAATGAAATGGCTCTTCCGCCTTGTCATATTTTATGTCAGTTTAATGTGCACGATGGAAATAAATTAAGCTGTGCTTTATATCAAAGGTCGTGTGATTTTCCGTTGGGTTCACCAATAAATATAGCTTCTTATAGTTTTCTTACTCATCTTCTAGCAAAACATTGTGGGTTAGAAGCATATGAGTTTGTATATTTTGGAGGAAATTGTCATATTTATGAAGAACATTTGGATTCAATGAAAACAATATTAGACAGAGAGCCTTTTGAATTTCCAACAGTTGAAATTACGAATATAAAAAATAAAATAAATGACTATGAAGTTTCAGATTTTGTTGTTTCTAATTATAAATGTCACGATGTTATAAAAATGAAAATGGTTGCATAAAAACTATACATTTTCATTCGATACATTCAAATATTTATAATTAATAAATTTTTTATTTTTAGAATTTAATCTCCATAAAATAGTTGAAACTGATATATTCAATTTTTGTGAAGCATTAGTAATTGATAGATAATGAATATTATCAATTGTAATTGGAATAGAGTTTTTAGACAATTTACCTTTATTTTTCTCTCTTATTTTTGCTTTTGTTTCTTCTGAGTGATGTTTACCATAAAATGAATTTTCTTTACCTATTTTTAGTTTGGCCGCATCAGATAATTTTTGGCGTACTTCTTCGGTATGAGTTTTTCCATAAAATGGATTTTTATTTCCAATATTATTTACTTTTTTTAAATGAGATATTTTTTGTCGAACTTCTTCGGTATGAGTTTTTCCATACATGCCATTTTTTTCTCCAACCTGTCCGTATTTTTTTTTCTTTTCTTCCTTCGTCATTGCATTACTATTTTTCAATAAAGTAGCAGATATTTTTTGATATATTTTTTCTTTATCTGGATGAGTTGACATTATATCTCCACCACTACTATTATAGTTCAAGTTAAATAATTTGTCTCGTATTGTTAAATCTTCCAGATAAATTAACTCTTTTTCCTGCGCTTCTTGAATTGTTTCACAATTATGTAGTATTTCATATTCAAAACTATCTATTCCGTATAAATTATAAGCTCTTTGTAGAAAAATATTATCGTGTATATTATGTTTTAATTTGTATTTATGTGTTGAAAAACGTTTGTGTATATTTTTCGAATACCCGATATAATACCTATCTGTATTTGTATTTTTTATTTTGTAAACGCCGATAATAATTTTACAAGTTTCCATTATATATTACCTAAATATTACATTTTAAATAACTTTTTCAAGATATTTAAAATATTTATTTTTCTATGTTATTATTCTTTTCTTTTCGGTTTAAATAAGCAGTTCGTCTATATTCTTTAATTTTTTCAGGTTGTTCTTCGTTTATTTTTTTTAATCTAGCTTTTGCCTTTTCATTTATTAATGTCTTATTTTTTTCATAATACGTTTTACGGGAAGTTGTATATAATTCTAATATATTTTTTAGTTTAGCATTTTCAGCTCTTAATAAGTCATTCATTTTTAATAATTCTTCCTTATCTATATCCATTATATTTTAATATATATTATACTATGTTTATATAAAAATATGTCGTTATATTTAATTTCTTTTCATAAAACATAATGGATAAAATTAGTGATAGTGTAAAATCCGTTCAACACGAATCATCCGGATTTTTTAATTATGTCTTCAATTTTGATACTGACAACAAGCACCGTATTATGAATATGTTGCAATATACTTTATTATCGATTATTCCGGTTTTGCTTATTTTGCGTGGCATTAAACATATTATACCCGAGGATGACGATTCCAAGGGTAGCTTCGAGATTTTAGCAGAAAGCTTGGGTCAAGTTATAATCATTATGTTGGCTATTTGGTTCACCAATAAAATCATCAATTATATTCCAACCTACAGTGGCGAAGAATACCCGAAGTTTAATGAAATCAGTTTCGTTATTCCGTTTATTATCATCTTGGCTACAATGCAAACCAAGCTAGGTGCGAAATTTAATATCTTGATTGACCGTGTGATGCAATTAGTTTTTGGTGCTAAAGATGAAAAGAAAAAAGAGCAGCAGCAACAAGGTGGGCAAAATGTAGTGCGCGTCTCTCAACCTATGGCGGGCCAACATCAGCCGAGCCAAGCGGATTACTTAGACCGTAATCAACTCTTACCATCGAATCCAATGCTCTCGTCAATGCCGACCAAATTCCCACCACAGCAATTACAGCAACAGCAACCGACACAGACGCCAGATTATTTTCCAATGTCTAATGAGCCGATGGCAGCCAATGAAGGTGGTGGTGGTTGGGGGTCTTGGTAAAGGGGGGCACCCGCCGCTCCGCAAGCCCTGACCCCCGCAGATTAAAGGGGGCCCAAGCGAATCGAAAGCAAAAGAAGGGAAGGGGTATAGTTGTGAGGAAGGTAAAAAAAATTGAAATACTTTTAAGAAAGAAGAGAGGAGTAACCCAAGAAAGACAAAATGGAAGCGACATTTAAG